CTGCCTTGCGCCGTTCCTGTTCAGCAGCCATCTTCTGTTCAGCAGCAGCCTTCTCACTAGCATACGACTTGTCCATCTGATTCTGCTGGTAGCCAGCAAGAAGAGCAGCAGCCATCTTAGCAACGCCCTGTACTGGATGAAGAGGAGCTTCTATGCCCTTGTAACTAGCGCGTTCAATTGGTGCGTTAGCCTGATCCTGTAGCATTCTGGCGTACTGATTCCTCCGATACATATCAGCAACATCTTGCGAATTGAAATTAATGAATTGGTTATCTGCCATGACTATCTCCCTTATGCGAAAAGTTTGCCAAAGCCGCCAGCAGCCGACTTGAGAGCGCCACCAGCATTGCTTGCACCTCTGCTAATTGCACCGCCAGCACCACCAAACATCCCGGCAGGTTTTTGTCCAGAAGTAAGTGAATAACCAGTTTGTGAACCGCCGCCTTTAGCATTGTATCTGTTCATAATAGATTGACGTTGCTGCGCTCCACCATCAGGTGTGTAACCAGCACTAGCGTCAGGACTGCTGTAGTATTTATCTAATCGAGATTGATTTGATTCTGGCGTGGCTTGAGTAGCTTCGTCTTGTGGCCTCCTGCCGTACATTTGCTGATTAAACGAATCTGCAAACGATTGTGGGCCGTTACTATCTTGATCTAGGCCATATTTCCTAAGTCTCTCAGCTAGTGACAAACGGTTCTGCTGTTGCACTCCAACTACCTGTGGATTAGCCATCTCACCCGGTTGCTGCATCTGGAAATTTACGATTCTGTTTGCCATAACTACCTCATTAGCTCAACGATTGGAATGATTGTACCCTTTAATTTGCTCATGTTTAACGCATACTTATCATATAGTTCTGGATGGTTTACTTTAGTCCATTCAATCCTATCTGCTGAGTCCTTCATAAAGCCTGTGCAGTCGTAACAGTCGAGGCTTGTATGATTCAAGCTAAAGTGGTCTGGCAGTTGACCGCGCTGCGTTGCTACAAAGTCTAATACCTGTTTGCTAGTCCACTTCTCTATCGGTTGTATGTACTCTATACCGTCTACAACTACTCCATGCCTAGACTCGCCCTTGAATGACTCATCATTACGCTGCCCTTTGATGAGCTGAGTAATGCCCCTCTTTTTCATTGCTTCAAGCAGCGGTAGAGTAATATTCTCCATACAGCAGTTTAAGTAACTCTGTATCAGAACATCCTTCTTACCCGATACAATCATTCCATCTAACGTATTAGCAATCGGCACGATGTCACTAGGTATGCCATTAGCGTCAATCTGAGCCTGTTGATCTACATTGATCTCAATGAATTCGACTGCTTCTGCTCTAATTTCTTCTACTATAGCTAACGTCTCAGGGTAAGCCTTGCCAGTATTGGCAAAGAAAACGATAGGATTCTTAGCTTTGTATAAATACCAACAAGCAAGAGAATCTTTACCGCCTGAGAAAGCTAGCCCTAGCATTACATCATTCCGGCAGCACCAGCAGCAGAACCGCCAAGACTCATTAAGCCGCTTGTAAGGTTATTTTTAGCTTGCTGTCTGATGCCGTACTGATCCATCTGACCTTGAAACGTATCTTGTACGCCTTGATAGATCGGAGCAGCAGCAACATTAGATGGCTGAAAGCCTTGAAACTGTGGCATCTGTATCTGTGATCCACTCATCAAGCCCGTGATCTGATTCAGTGGCTGATTACGCAGCGCAAGTTGCTGCTCAAGACTTTGTTGCTGTGCTGCATTGCCAAATTGAGCTAAATTAAGTTGCTGGTTAAAGTTTTGTGCAACAGCGGCGTTCTGTGCAGTTTGTGCAGCTAATTGATTCTGGTAGTCTTGCTGGAGCGCCGTATTACCCATGCCAGCATTCTGCAAAGCAGCGTTAAACTGTGATTGTTGGGCTTCATTGCCAAACTGTCCTTGAGCCTGAGCCTGTCCAAAGCCTTGCTGATTCATCATTGCATCAAGATTGATACCTTGTGCAGCAGCTTGTAGCTCTAAGTCATTTCTGTTCTGGCCCATAGTACGCATCTCATTCTCATAAGCCTCGCCACCCGTAACTAGACCTTGATTTGCAAGACGCTGCCTTGTTGCATTCTCATTCTGTGTTAACTGAGGCTGTAACCTAGACATAATTGCTTGCTGACCAGTCATCCCTGCGTTAACAGGCATTGCGGCTATTCCTGACGTATCTATACCTTGCTGAAAAGTAGGACCAGCCACAGACCTCTGTGCGCTTCCAGCGTTGTATGTAGCTTGGTTAACTGGTGAAACTGACTCTGCTATGCTTGTATCAATGCCCGGCAGATTAGGATTAAACGGTGTACCTAGTATGGTTTTAGCTTGTGCAACACCTTGCTGACCTAATTCTGCAAGTGATCTCTCTACGCCCTGTTGAGCTTCTAAAGTAGCTTGAGCGTCTGGCGTAAGTGTCTGCCTAATGGTTGGGGTGTACTGATCTGCTCCAGTGCCGTAGGTAACTACCTGACTACCTAATGGCCCGTATGTATTGGGGTTAGATAGTTTAGACGTAGCTACAGCAGACTCTAAGTTAGCAGTACCTTGCTGTTTAGCTGCTGCACCATAGTCTGGTACTGGCGGTGGAGTTGCTTTCTTACCCATACTTGCCTCCTAAAAATTTACATTTATCTTTCAACAGCGTAAAAAATATCATATCACCGTTACTTCTCTTTATTCTAGCCTCTTCAGTGAAGCCCATATTCTTTACTAGCTTAATGCTTTTATCGTTCTCTTCAGTGATCGGTACTACTATCTTCTCTACGTTACATACTATAAACGGATAGTTAAATATCGCAGCTATGAATGTCTTATTCATTCGCCCTGCTACTGCAATATGACAGGTAATGGTGGTGTCCATAAAGCTCTCATAGATCACCCCTGCAACTATCTGTCCTTCTCGTTCCAGCCCTATGGCTGATGAATTGCAATGGTACGATCCTGTGGTCTGTTCTGCTACCCATACACCAACAGAATCGCCTTGTACTATATGCCAGCCCATCCAGTTTGATAAACTACGTCAGTTGCCGCCCATTCAAGTTGCAGGCCCTGAGATGCGCTTCTAAGGTGTATACCGCCGCAATACCCTATCCCTGTAACTCCTTGAAAGTTACTAGTAATCATCAGTCCTTGTCCCCATATTCCTGTATCCCATATTCCTGTATCCCATAGCCCATACGAGCTAGGAGAAAAAGACAGTGCTGCTGTAGGATCAGATATATCGTAGTCAATGTTCATTGAGACTAGGATAGAAGGCAGTCCGTCCGTAAATATAGAAGGTCTAGCTCTAGTAAAGTATTTCTTTACACCACGCTGCTCAAAGTAGTTAAACGCTTGCAGCACGTTAGTATTAATGTCTGTACCGTTATCTGCATAGGTTGAGTCCCAAGCCTTGCCGACAACGCCATTGCCGCCAAAGTAGGGATTCTCTCCGAACGATTCCCAGCAGTTGGCTTCCCAGCCTTGAAACTTGCACCAAGACTTTGTAATCGTATTCATTACATACTGTTCTTGATTGTTGCCCTCACCGACAGGTACATTTACCCATACAGCGTTATTCTTGGCTGAGTAATGTATCTGCCAGCCAAAGTAGGCTGCATAGCGCGTTGTGGCTGTTGTAATCGCTCCCTGTATCTTGTTACTCAGCGCAACGCGCGGATCGAGCCTAGAGCTTTGTAGTGAGGCTGCAAGTGGTATTAATCCATCGTATGTAAGGATTAGAATGTCACCGCCGTACTTCATGAAGCAGCGATCACCAATTGGTGAGCCTAGCTTCCATACACCGATCAATGCCCAAGTAGCAGAGCTTGCCGGGTCTGTGCCTGAGTACACGATGACCTCGCCATTGCTTGTAATAAATACTAGGTTGTCATCAACCCCATATCCAGCGTCAATCGTCCATGTAGCTACGTCTGTAATGTGACCGCCAAACTTAGCAATAGAGCTTAGATCGAGAACATTAGCTGCTCCACCGACTGCATTAGTTGGCAAGTACCAAGCCTTTAATGAGTTCTTTTGCGTAAACCATACCCTGTTCTTGAACAGGGTAATATTATCTAGTGTTGTACTTGTTACGCCCGTTATCGCTATAGGCGATACAGCAGTAATAGAGGCCCATGTAGTGCCATCAAATAGCAAAGGAGCGTCTACACCATTGACTAGGTATAGATAGCTACCGCCGCCAGTCGTGACATTGATGAATTCCCATCGAGCGTTTGTTAAGCCTACCTTTACAGGCGCACCTACTGCACCAGCATAAGTAACGTCATATATCTGTGTTCCGGCAATTGCGTACAGCTCCTCACCCGTACCAGTCGAGTAGTTCATCAAAGTCTCAACCTGACCAGTTATGCCTGTGGCGTGGTTAGAGTACCCGCCGCGTAGAACTACGTTTGAATAGGATGGAAAGAAGTTAATTAACTCGACAGCATCGGTAGGTTCCATGTTCGCAATAGAATCACGAGCATTCCAGCCACCTACTGGAGCAGGTACAGAAGCTACTTGTGCAGCGGTCTTTTGTGCTGGAAACATTAGTTCTGCGTTCCGTAGCCGGTGTCAGGCAGATTATCATAGCCGATGAGGACTGTACCCGGTCTTGGAGCAAACGATAGATTGGCTGAACTCTGATCTTGAGCCATAACCACTTCAAGTTCTGTCAGGAAGTTTCTATACATAGCCGTAGTATCGAAGCCCTTAGCCTCAAAATACTTCAGTTTCGTCATTAGAACGACTAAACGGTCTGGGTATATGCAGGTATCGGAGTCTACAGTAAAGCTCGTCTTAGCCACTCCTAGTGAGCTTTCGGCCCATCCATTGCTTCTATACTCATAGCCTAAGAACTCATTGTCTGAAACGCCGGGCCAGATCTGGAAGTATGCACCTAGCAAGCGCCAACGTATGCGCGGGCCAGTAGAGATGTAGCCTGACAGCAGCCATTCCCATTGTTGAGCGTCAATTGGGCCAAGCATCTCCCAATGTTTATCCTTATCCCAATGAGTTCTAGGTACTGTAGATTCGTAATCTGCTGGCAGTGTGTACTTTACCTTCATAAAGGTAACAGTAGCGTTTGTGCCTGAGTCTGTGAATTGTTGGGTGGCAGTTATTGCTGTGCCTGAGTCAACTGTCTGTATCTGGGTGTCGTTTGCCATACCTACGCCAGTTAGCTGGTAGGTGCTGTCTAGTCCAGTGGTCGATGGTATTGCTGTGACTGTAGAGCCACCACTAGCCCATGTGCCAGTAGTAGTTAAGAATTCTGTGTAGAAGCGGTGCTGTTTTGTAAGTCTACGCCAGTCATGCTTACGGAGTAACTCGTACCCCGAAGCATTCATGAGCGCAAGAATCTGAATCACATCCTGATTGGTATTACCTGCAACTGATGTTGGTGTACTAACACCTAGTTCGTTTGTTACCTGTGAAACCAGTTGCAGCATCGTGGATGACATACTTTAATCCTCTTTTTTTGGCCTTCCCATTTTAGGCTTGCTAGTAAGAAGAGCCATCTGCTCTTTGAGCATCTCAATCTGCTT